TTTTCAACAAAAAGAAAATCAAGATTTGCTATACTGAGGCAGACGTGTTTGCCCTGTATGATGAGGCAACTCACGCAAATCTGATTGAGATTTTGTGTGCCTGCCTGAAGTATCTTCCCCGCACTGAATACATCATTCAGGGAGACTTTATCGGTTTCGGTGGTTCTAACGAATACAAACCGAATACCGTAACCTATCAGTTCCCTGAGATTGTGCGGCAGGTTATCATCATCGCACCGCATACCTGCTATTATGCTGAGAGTGACATTCGTGAGGCAGTAGCAATGCCCGACCGTGCCATCTGGAATGATACCGATTATGTCAAGTTTGTGAAACCGAACGCATACATCCTCCACAATCAAGAGTCCTTCGCTGATGTTGAGGAGGTTGTAAAGTTCGCCCGCCAGATGGCAACTGCCGTAGAGTTTGTGAGCGATAAAGAGGCAGCAAAAATCAAACAACAACTGAATGCCTCCATTCGTGCTGCTGAGGTTATCCATTCTGATGACTTTGATTGTGACCCTAACCTCATCCGACTGTGGGCACTGGTTAAATCAATCAAGGATGATTGCCTCTCCATTTGTCGTAACGATGGTCCCGCAGCATACCTGGGTTCGCCTTATGCTGGATACGAACGGATTGACTCTGAGGGTTACGTGATGACCAATGAGTTCGGTATGTTCAAACTGGTGAATCGTGAGGTGTTTAGCTATGCTAACTTCAACCACGGTCGCTTCCAGTGTGCCAGTTGAGAAGGTGGCACACTCCACCCCCTACGGGGTCCGCTGAGACCCTATACTGATTTCAGTTCAAACGAACCAAATGACTGCCACCGCTTACCAGACCAACCTCACCGACCGCACTTATAACGGTTGGACCAATTATGAGACCTGGAACGTTGTTCTCTGGATTGAGAATGATGAGAGCATCCAAAACTTCATTCAGGACAATGATGTGTGCTGCTATGAAGAACTGCTGGAGGCATTCTATGAGTTCGGCACTAAAGAGACTCCCGATGGTGTGAAGTGGAACGATCCTAAAGTTAACCGTGCTGAAATCAACGGAGACGTTTTCGACTTCTAAACCAAACTCCCCGCAATCCTTCCCCCATTTCCTACAATGAACAAAGTTCGTTTCGCTATCGCTCTCCTGATCATTGCTCTGGGTTGGAACACACTAGCGGCAGGAATGCGGGCAGTAAAAGCACTTGACCAACGGGTTGCTAATCAACTGGAACTCCTGGCAGAATAGCAATCAAAGGGAACGGCAGCGCCCTAAAGACTCCACCCGTTCTTTACATTTTTCTTTCTTCATTATGACCCGTGAAATGATGCTTGGTATGCTCCGTGCTGGTAGCAATGGTGAGCAAATCCTCCAGATTCTTGATACCATCGTAAATGATGATGATTCTGCCGCTGATATTCAAGGCGGTTATGCTGACGCTGCTCAAGATGCCCAACCTACCCTAAGTGAGGTGGCATTCTAAACACTAACTCCAGGGTGTGCCAGTCGGCAAGGTGGCACACCCCAGCGGCACGGGGTCCCGTTTGACCCTATACTGACATCAGTTCAAACAAAGGAAACCAAATGCGCTTTGAGGTTCACGTCCCTTCCCACCCTTACGAAGGCGAATCGGTGCATGATGAGTGGCAAGCGTGGGATCTTTGCCTCACCCTGTCTGAGGAGTTCGGTTATGCTGAGGTCCGCCGCAACGGTGTGATCCTGGGTTCCTATACTGACGGTCGCTGACCCCAGGACCTGCTACAATCCTATCAGTCCCACCGCTTACCATCCGATGCCTGCCACCAAACTCTCCACCGCCCAGGTCGTAACCAAACTGAATCAGAATCCCCCCACTGGATTCAACAAACCCGGTCGCAATAAGGGTGAGCGTGGGCAACTGATTGAGGGTTCCCTCGGTGTTGCTAACTCCTCCGACCTTAAGGATCTGATCGACGGTGAGATTAAATCTTTCACCGTTGGCGAAACGATTGCGGTGACGATGCTGCAGCATTGCCTGAGTGAGATTCTGGAGGATTCGGTATGCTTTGCTGATAGTAAAGTTGCCGACAAACTGTCACAAACCATTTACGTTGGTTACACCCGCTCCAACGATTATGTCGGGTCCGCTGTAGTGAATCTGGAAACTGATCCTGTTCACTATCAGGAACTGGCAGAGGATTATGAGTTCATTTGTGATACCATCCGTGCCGCATTTGATCGGGGCGATGAACTCCACACCATCACCGGACCTAACAAACTGCTCCAAATTCGCACCAAAGCGTCTAAGACTAAAGCGGGCACTTATGTTCCCCTCACTTATGCCGGTCAGTTCCTGAATGACAAGGCAATGGCATTCTATCTTCTGGCAAACTTCGGCAAGCAAGTGATAGCTAACTGAGGGGGGTGTGCCAATCCCCGAACCGTCCTCCCCGGCGGTTTGGGGTCGCCCTTTGCCTGTACACTTACATCAGTTCAAACGAAACGCCTCATGACCGCTTCCGCCCCTTGCGTCTATCGTGTCGATCTTCTCCGTGCTGATGGTAGTGTTGCCACGGAGTATCGCAAGCGCAAGCGTCCTACCACTGCCAAAGGTTTCGACCGCCAGCATAACAACGTTGTGAACGCTGTTATTGAGGAACTGCGTTACTATCGGGTCGAAGGGTGGCAGAAACTGACTGTGACCCGTGTTCCTGCGGTGGGGCAATAGTCCCCTCCGCTTACATCCTCCCCCCACTCATTCTTCTCACTATGGCAGTCTACTCTCCCGCTACCGACATCCAAACCCGCCGCATCGTGTGGGTTGGTTCTAAGGTCAAGTGCGGCACTCAGATTAAACATAAGGGGGAACCCGTAGCCCTCAGTGCTGCCGAACTTTCCAACCTCTCCACCGACTATGAGGGTTGGCAGGGTCCGGGTCACAAATACTGGCACAATCCTGAGGCGAAGCGTATTAGCTTCCCTGCCTGACTTCCTCTCCCATTCTTTACATCATCTCTGAGGTTTTTATGATTGGCGTTCTCCGTTCCATGTCTGATGATAACGGCACTATCAGTTGGTTTGACGCTGTGAGGTTTGCTCACTCCCACGGCATTCTGCAGGATCTGTTTAATGATTATGCTCTGATGATTGGGGAGAGGGTTGATACTGACGAACTGTTAGTGTGGGCAGGTTACTGATAGTTCGTGGGGGCAGTCTTATGCCCCCTTTCTTATAACGAATAACGAACGAATAAGGGGTGCTATTCGTTATTCGTGTTGGCAGTATATACCGTTGAATTCTTTATATTTTTGCCGCCGTTGAATTTTATAAGCCCCCCCTATATAAAAAACCGAAACTTCCCTAACCTACAAAGTGTTACCCAAGCGACCTTTTTATTTCACTCATAAGAAAAAAATTTCCAGTATATGAAAAACTACCGCACACCTTATTGGAATTTCTGGAGAGCAGTCTTTGCAGGATGGTTGATAAGATACCCAGGTTTTTTCTGGCGGGTCGCAAAGACCATTATACTTCTACAAGTGATTCTAATCTTCTCTCTGATATATCCATTCATTCCAAAAGATGGAGAGACTGAGAAAAACATAGATACTGTGTCCTATATAAAAAAATAACAAAATTTATTGAGAGATGAAAAAAAATCCTGAAAAAAATTTCACAGTCGTAGAAGTCGATCCAATTACTGGAGATTATTTCATCAGAATTCCTGAATGGATGATGACAGAACTTGGATGGTATGAAGATACTGAAGTAAAGGTTCTTCTAGAAGGAAATGAAGTAGTTATTACTGAGAGGAAGTATGAATAAAACACATACAAATTATGTCTATCACATTTACATAAAAAATAAGTGTGCATATCATTCTCTTTCTGAGAGTGAGTTTGATAATATTTGGATAATGTTGCAAAACTTATTAGAAATAATGGATACGAAAGAAATATCAAAACATGATATAAGTTTTGAAAAAGTCAGTGTGAATAAGGAAATATCCCTTAACTCATCTCATTGACAGGCACTATATAATACTGTATGATATGACTGAAGTAATTACTCAATTATGGCAAAAGGATTTACTGTAAAAGCAAAGTCTCCAATCGCACAAAATTCATCTTCAACTGAACCTGAATGGGACTATCAAGCAATTAAAGAAAGAATGAGGGGAAAGAGTATTGTATTCTGCCTTCCAGGTCGTGGATGCTCGTTTACCTTTCTGAAAAATTTTGTACAATTGTGCTTTGACATGGTACAAAATGGTATAGCAATTCAAATCTCTCAAGATTATTCATCCATGGTAAATTTTGCTCGTTGCAAATGTCTTGGAGCAAACGTTCTTCGTGGACCAGATCAGATTCCATGGGATGGTCGTTTGCAATATGACTATCAACTTTGGATCGACTCTGATATTGTATTCAATACTGAAAAATTCTGGCAACTTTGCGATCTTGCTCTTCCTGAAGATGGAACTGAGAAAGAAATTGTTGCTGGATGGTATTGCACAGAAGATGGTCGTACCACATCAGTTGCTCACTGGTTGGAGGAAGAAGACTTCCGTAGCAACGGTGGTGTTATGAACCATGAGATGGTAGAAGGTATTAGCAAGCGTAAGAAACCATTTACAGTTGATTACACTGGATTTGGTTGGGTCATGATTAAACATGGAGTCTTTGAGCATTCTGAGATGAAGTATCCATGGTTTGCTCCCAAAATGCAAGTCTTTGAATCAGGTGAAGTTCAAGATATGTGTGGAGAAGATGTGTCGTTCTGTCTCGATGCAAAAGAAGCAGGATTTGAGATTTGGTGCGACCCTCGTATCAGAGTCGGTCACGAAAAGACAAGAGTTATTTGAGAATGGTTGACAAGATCACACAGACAAAGTACAATATCCTCTGTAAGGGAAGGAAAATTCACCAGAACCTCACAGAGGAGCAATTCCTCGATACTATGGAGGACCTGGCACAACAGTTTTATGAGTCAGGTACTCCAAATCCTTACGATATTACTACTGAAATTATAGGAGACTAATTATGGCACAAAAGAGTGGTTCTTATGTTCCTGGAAAACCCAAATTGACTCGTCAAGGAGATGGTCAGAATACCAAGTATGCATCATCTTCTCGTAATAATGCTCGGAAAAAGTATCGCGGACAAGGTAAAGGGTGATGAAATATTATCCAGAGGTTGATGAAGAATGGAATCAAATTCATCCACATGATCTCTGGATCTATAATAAACTATTTTTAAGTCGGCGTTTAGGTTATACTTGTGGTCCTTTTGGGACCTCAGTTCCTAAACCCGACTATTATATTATCAGGCCATCCATTAATCTTATGGGAATGGGTCGTTTTGCCCGCAAAAAATTTATTTTTCCACAAACTGAAGGATATTTTGAAGATTATGACATGCATCCTGCAGAATTTTGGTGTGAAATCTTTACAGGTGAGCATTTAAGTGTTGATTTTCAGAACAAAGAATCAAAATTAATAGCTTTAGGAACTAGAGATGATGATGATTTGTATTATAAATGGAAAAAATGGGAAAAAGTTGAAAGAAATGTAATTTTTCCTGAAATACTTAATGAATTGGTAGGTGAATATGAGTGGATAAATTGCGAATTTATTGGTGAAAAACTAATAGAAGTACATTTTCGCAGAAATCCAGACTTTGTGTATGAAAATACTGTTGCAATTCCTGTTTGGGAGGATGATAAGATGGTAAATAGTAATGAATATCGATTTGTAGAGTCTAAAGATTACTATAGAAAAGGATTTTTGGTAAAATAAAGGGATAGCAACCCCTCTAAAAGTTCTGTTCACCCTCAAAAAGGAGAAAACAGATGGCAATGAATCCAAATCCAGATAGAAATACTAATTATATGCGTGAAATGTGGGGAACAAGTAAATTAGTTACAGATTACTGGTCTGAAAATACTAAAAAACCACAAGTTCTTCAAGAAATTATGCACGATGACCTTGGAAATCGTCATAATTTAACAGAACAAGCAAAATTGCATCAAAAAATCAGAAATGATGAAGATTATGATGATTGGGAGTATGGAACTGAACCAACATATGGTACACTGTGATAAATAAATAAGAAGAAATTGTGTGCCTCATGGCAATTCAAAAGTTATCTAGATATTTTAAAGATATTGACCTGTCATTTGAGCCTCATCCAGTCACAAATGACATTCCCGTATTGACCAATGAGAGATCTATTAATAGATCTATACGAAATTTAGTAGAAACTATTCCAACTGAAAGATTTTTTAATTCAATTATAGGATCCAATATCAGAAATGAACTTTTTGAATTGTCAGATTTTGCGGCAATTATTACAATAAAAGAACAAATTGAAAATACAATTAAATTATTTGAACCAAGAGTAACAGATTTAACAGTTCAAGTTGATTCTGCTTTTGATGACAATAGTTTTGAAGTTACTGTAAGTTATAGAATTATTGGTCAAGATGTTCCATCCCAACCATTCACATTTATTCTAGAGGCAACAAGATAAAATGCCGTTCACTAAGTTCTCAAATCTAGACTTTGCTCAGATAAAAACATCAATCAAAGATTACTTAAGAGCAAATAGTAATTTTACTGATTTTGATTTTGAAGGTTCTAACTTCTCTATATTGATTGATGTTTTGGCATACAATACATATATGACTGCCTTCAATGCAAATATGATTGCAAATGAGGCATTTTTAGATTCTGCGGTAATTAGAGATAATGTTGTATCACTCGCAAGAACTATTGGATATGTACCAAGATCTAGAGTTGCTGCACAGGCAAAAATATCCTTCACAGTAAATGTTGCTCAACAAACACCTACAGTAACTTTACAACCTGGAGTTGTATGTGTTGGTAATGATCAGAACAGTAGATATATTTTTTCAATTCCTGATGATATAACGGTAAGTGTTATTGATGGTGTAGCAAATTTTAATAATATTACAGTATATCAGGGAAATTTTATTACTCAAAGATTCACTGTAAATGCATCATTGGATCAAAGATTTATTCTTGATAATGATGGCATTGATACTTCAACTTTAAATGTATATGTTAGAGGTCCAAGTAATAGTGGTCTTGGAACAAAATACAGATTAATAGATAATATTTTAAATATTGACAAGAATTCAGAAACTTACTTACTACAAGAAGTTCCTGATGAAAGATATGAACTTTTATTTGGTGATGGATATTTTGGAAAAAAACTTGAAAATGATTCTATAGTTACAGCAACATATATTCAGACCACTGGTAAAATTGGAAACGGTGCTGCTAATTTTGTATATCAAGGAACAATAAGAAATGCATTTGGTTCTATTATTGTTCCGCAAAATAGAATTTCATTAACAACCAATGAAGTCGCAAGAAATGGTGATGATATTGAATCAGTATCCTCAATTAAATATTTTGCACCAAGACTCTATTCTTCACAGTATAGAGCAGTAACAACAAAAGATTACGAAGCAATTATTGCTAATCAAATATATCCAAATACAGAATCAATTTCAGTAATAGGTGGAGAAGAATTGGATCCACCAGAGTTTGGTACTGTTGTAATCAGTATCAAACCAAAAAATGGAATTAGTGTATCTGAGTTTGATAAAGAACAAATTCTATCAAAATTAAAGCAGTATAGTTTGGCTGGAATCAATGCTCGTATAGTTGATCTCAAACTTCTTTATATTGAAATTGACTCTTCAATTTACTATAATGATAATCAAGTGGGAAGTGTTGAAACACTTAAGAGTAGTGTAATTACTAATTTAAATCTTTATGCATCATCTTTAAATGCTACTAGAGTGGATGGAAGATTTAAATATAGTAAATTACTATCTGTTATTGATAACACTGATAGATCCATTACATCAAATATAACAAAACTTACCATAAGAAGAAATTTATCAGCAATTACAAATCAATTCTCCCAATATGAACTCTGTTTTGGTAATAGATTTCATGTAAATAGAGATGGATTTAATATTAAGTCTACTGGATTTTCAATTAGGACTGAAGATGTTGGTGGTAGTACAAGAGAAATTGATAACTGCTATTTTACAGATACACCTAATGAAGACTTATTAACTGGAGTAATTTCTGTAGTTAGACCATCAAACGTTGCTGGAGAACCTCCTGTAGTTACAATACCTTCCGCAGGAAAGGTTGACTACATTAAGGGTGAGATTATAATAAACACAATATACTTTATCAAAACAGATAATCCAAATAATATTATCGAGATACAAGCATATCCAGAATCTAATGATATCTTATCTCTCAAAGATCTATATCTTGTATTTGACGTTTCAAAAAGTAAAATAAATATGATTAAAGATGTAATTTCATCAGGTGATGATGTTTCTGGAGTTCTATTCTCTAAAGATTCATTTAGATCAAGCTATTCAAATGGAAGTTTGCAGAGGTCATAAAAAATGGTAAGAGGGATTGATGGAAAGGTAAAAATTAGTCAAATAATTGAAAGTCAACTTCCAGAATTTATTAAAGATAATATATCCATTGTAGAAGCAGATACTATATCTTCTACTTCTTTTAATGCAACATATTCCAGAACAGGAAAAACAATTATAGTATCCAGCCCAAATCACAATTTGGCTGAGCAACAAAGAATAAATGTAGAGACTATAAGTGGATCTGCTTCTGAGGGATTTTATGGTGTATATGAAGTACTTGATAATAATACATTTACAATACTAGACGGAATAGGTGGATCAACTAGTGGATCACTTAGCTATACAACTTATTCTGGGTTTAATTCAGTAGAAACTAGAGAAATATTATCTGAACCAGGATCTTATGATAAATTTATTGAATTTTTAAGACAATACTACATCTCACAAGAGTATCCATCATCAAGTCTTGATATTATTGATAATCTTGACAGTTATTTGTCATTAGATAATCTGGTTCCAGAATCTCTCACAAATGAAACAACATTAACTGCTGATGTTTCTTCTACATCAGATACCATTTTTGTTTCTAGTACAAAAGGATTTCCAGATAAGTATGGATTAATAAAGATTGATGATGAAATTATAACATACTTATCTAAAACACCAATTTCATTTTTAGGATGTATAAGAGGATTTAGTGGTATAACAAATTATAGTGATTCTCTTAATCCAGAAGAATTAGTATTTTCAACATCTGATTCAGATTCTCATTTATCTGGAAGAACTGTTGAAAATCTTAGTAATCTATTTCTTAAAGAATTTTTTAGGAAAATAAAGTACTCTTTATCACCAGGATTAGAAAATAAAGAATTTGCACCTGGAATAAATATTGGAAATTTTTTAAAAGAATCTAGATCTTTTTACGAATCAAAAGGTACAGAAGAATCTTTTAAAATATTATTTAAAGTATTATATGGTAGTGATGTAAGAATAATTGACTTAGAGCAATTTTTATTAAAACCTTCTTCAGCAAGATATGTTAGAAGAGAAGTATCTGTTGTAGAAGCATTATCTGGAAATCCAGTCAATATTGTTGGACAAACTATTCTCAAAGAGAATGATAGTGAAGTGAGTGCTTCAGTTACTAGAGTAACACCTTTTACTGTTGGACAGAGAACTTATTATAACCTATATCTTTTTGTTGGTTACGATGATGCATCATCATCAATTACTGGAAGATTTGATGTAACTCCTAGTACTCTATGTGCTACCGAAGTATCTATAACTCCAACATCTTATGAGGTAGTAACTGTAGATTCTACTGTTGGATTCAATGAATCTGGTTATTTCATTTATGAGGGAAGTAAAATATACTATGATGAAAAGACTATAAACCAATTTTTGGGATGTAGGTCAGAAACTTCTACAATTTTACTGGAAAAAGCAAAGTCTATTACATCATCAGATCTTTATTTTTCATATGAAAATGGGGATCCAACTAAAAAAGTTGAATTGAGATTTACTGGTATAGTTGATAATATTGATATTGATCTGGATTATGATGATCCATCAGAGAAATTTATCTATATTTCTGGAGACGAAATATTTGTAAAAAACTTAGGAAAAGTAATAGAAAATCCAAACCCAAGTGAATCTCCATCAGATGTTGAAATTTTTTCTAATTCTTGGAAATATAACACCAGTTGCAGATTTCAGATTGATAGAGAATCTATCTCTGGTAGTGAATTTTACATCTTTACAAATATTGATAAGTCAAATTTGATAGAAGGTGAATATATTGAAATATTGGAAAGAGGAACCCAGTTGGTTGTTCCTGGGTTAGAAAATGTTGAAGTAAGTATTATAGATGGAAGAAGAGTAGTAACCTCATCAAACATTAAACAGTTATTATTAGATGCTGAAAATAAAGGACTATCAGTAATAACTGAAGACTATGATTTTAGGAGGAAACAAAAAACTGCATCTTCTAATAGTAATCTCCATATAAAATATGGTGATGATAAGATCTTAGCAAATATTTTAAATTTATATGAGGATGAATTAGATAACAGTCTATATGTTGCATCTAATTCTCTCCCAAGTTATGAAATTAATCCTTATATTTACAAATATGATATTGATAGTTTACCATTAATTGGATATGATTCAGAAACTGATCTATATTCAATAATTAAATTTTCTGAACCAGTATCATTTTTAAATGGTGATAGAGTTTCTTATTTTCCTACGGATCAATCTATTGTAGGATTAAGTACTGAAGAATATTACTATGTAAAAGTTATTAGTGATGATAGAACAGAAATTAACTTATATGCGTCACCATCATCAATTATTTCTGGTGATCCTATAGGAGTTGGTGAACTTTTATCTGGAACACATAGTATAGTTCTATATGATCAGAGAAGTCTTGAGGTAGAACCTCAAAAATTACTTAGAAAATTTAATCTGAATCAGAATGATAACAGCATAAATCGATATACTACTGATCCTGGACCAATTGGACTTTTAGTTGATGGAGTAGAAATATTCAGCTATAAGACAAATGATAAGGTTTATTATGGCCCAATAGAAAGTGTATCTGTATTGAATAGTGGTTCTGGATATGATGTAATCAATCCACCATTGCTAGAATTTTCTACTGGAAATGCAAAAATGCAACCAGTAATTAGTGGATCTTTTGAAAAGGTACTTGTTTCAAGACAAGAATTTAATATTGGTGAAAATATTTTAATCAATGTATCTGGTGGTAATGGTCAAGGAGCTGTATTAGAGCCAGTTCTAAAGACATATCAAAGAGAAGTTAATTTTGATGCTAGAACTATTACAAATGGTGGTGGAATAGATAATGATTTAGAAACAATTACATTTTTAACACCACATAGTTTTTTTGAAGGACAAGAAGTAATTTATGATGCAAATAACAATACACCAATTGGAATTTCTTCATTTAAAGTAACTAATGCCGATAGTGGTGAATCATTAGTACCAGAATCTAGTTATTTTGTAAGCATATTTAATGATAGAACAATTATTCTTTATCCATCTTTTGATGATTTTTCCGTAGGAATTAATACTATTGGAATAACAACAGTAGGTAATGGTGGTATTCATAAATTCAAAACTCTTCCAGTTAATACACTTTCAGATGTAATTGTAGTTGATGGTGGTTCTGGATATACAAATAGAAAGTTAAGAGTTAAACCCTCAGGAATATCAACATATTTCAATACTATCAATTTCAATAAGCATGGATTCTCTGATGGAGAAATAATTGAATATTATTCCGAAGATTCTGAATCTGAATCTGCTGTACAAATTTCTGGACTTTCAACTAGTATTAATTACTATGTAATAAAGGTAGATGATAATACATTTCAATTAGCAGATGCTGGTATTGGTGCGACAATAACAGAAAATTATGAAAGAGGTAAGGTTGTAAGGCTTTCTGGAGTTGGTGAAGGTTATCATGTATTTAAATATCCAGATATTTCTTTAGATATTTCATATTCAATACCAGGAATAGGAACAACTGCATCTTTTGGATCCATCAATGCTGTTCCTATAGTAAAAGGAAACATAACTGATGTTTATGTTTATGAAAATGGAGTTGGATATGGATCTACTATCTTAAACTTAAAAGTAAATCCATCAATTAATATTAAAAATGGATCTGGTGCTCAGTTTAAACCTATAATTTCTTCTGGAAGAATTATTGATATTCAAGTTCAATCTGGAGGTATAAATTATTATTCATATCCAGAAGTAAAAGTAATATCATCAAGTGGTACTGGTGCAGTTTTAAAACCAACTATTCAGAATGGAAAAATAACAGATGTTGAAGTTTTAAATGGTGGAAATAATTACTCCCAAAATGATACTTCTGTTATAGCAATTTCTGCTGGCATTAATGCTAAATTTGATCCCCATATTCGTGAATTAACTGTAAATAATTCATATAAATTTGGAACATATAATGAAACAAATACTCCAAATGTATTTTACAGAAAGCCATCTGATGAAATAGTTACAACACTTCCAAACAAAACTCTTCAATATGCAGTAACATCATATTCAACAAATATATCTCAAAGATATGGTGATACATTTCCCAATCAACACTCTCCAATTATTGGATGGGCTTATGATGGAAACCCAATATATGGATCATATGGATACACTAGTCCATTTAATGACTCATCGGTAAAATTATTAAGACCAGGATATACATTAGTAACATTATTTGATAGACCCCCAGGATTTGAAAATGGATTTTTTGTTGAGGATTATGAATTTACCGATGATGGTGATTTAGATCTTTATAATGGAAGATTTTGTAAAACACCAGAATATCCAAACGGAACTTATGCATATTTTGCAACAATAGAAAATGACCAATTTTCTGGATCAAGTGTTGGAAAATTTCCATATTTTATAGGTGAATATTATAGATCAGATATTAATAAAGAAAATTTATTACAAATTACTCAATCATTTGATTTTAATAATAGCAATTTAATACGTAATACACTACCATATAAGGTAAATGATCAATTTGCTGGAAATGATTTTATAGTCGAATCTAATGAAATTTACAAGCAAAGATTATTAATTGAGTCAACTAAAAATGGTACGGTAGATAAGTTTAAAATAGTTGATGGTGGAAGCAATTATAAAGTTGGAGATAGGGTATTATTTGACCAATCCTCAAATGTAATTGCAAAAGTATCTGAGGTTAAAGGAAAGGACATATTAAATGTAAACACTACTATAGACTTATATGAAAATTCTATATTAACATGGGAAAATGAAAACCAACTTAAAGTTACAATATTACCTACACACGATATAGAAGTTGGTGATACTGTAGTAATATCTGGATTAAGCACAAATCTGTATAGAAATTCTGGTTTCTATAAAGTCGGTATTACAACCTATGTGACAAAATTAACAAGACCACTAGCAAATGCGTCTACAACAGGCATTGTTACTACAATTGGACTATCATTTATTCCACCAAATATTTCTATAGGTAGTTCTATTAAAATAGAAAATGAAATAATGTCTGTTTTAAACGTCTATGACACACAATCAGCATTAAAAATATTAAGACCTTCTGCAGGAGTTTCTCATACTGATTTTGAAAATGTAAATGTAGAAGTTTTATCTAGTGATTTTCTTATTGATAGAAGTGTTGAAAGATTTGATTCTAGATTAAATGATAGGTATTATTTTAATCCAACTGAATCTGTTGGATTGGGAACCACTTCAGGAATAACAAGAAGGTTTAGTTATTATATTGATGGTGTTGAATATAGAACAGATGTCCCAACACAATCAATATATCTACCAAAGCATAAATTTAAAACAAATCAACAAGTTAAATTTGTAAAACCAGCAAGTTCCAGTGCAATTATTGCGACAAATGATGGATCAAATTTCTTTAATTTGCCCCAATCTGGTAATGAGCAGACATTATATGTAATCAATCAATCTATAGACTATATTGGATTAGTAACAAATATTGGACTAACTACTTCCTCTAGAGGAATGTTCTTTACATCATCAGGTTCAAATGATTCAAGATATTATATTGAATCAAATTTTGTTCAGGAAACATGTGATGTTGAAAGATTTAAAGTTGAAGTAATTACTAAAGATTCACATAATTTGAATGATGGTGATAAAGTAATATTATCAGTTAAGCCAAACAACACTGGAATTGGATCAACTTCTGTTAGAATAAAGTATGATGATAGTAGTAAACTATTATTATTGGATGAAATTAATATTAGTGCGGGAATAAGCACATTAAGTAGTTCCATAACCATTAATGACCACGGGTTTATAACTGGACAAAAGGTTTATTATGATTCCACAAACTCTATTGCTGGTGGACTTACTACTGGATATTATTATGTTCTAAAACTAGATGATGATACATTCAAACTTTCAGAAACATATAAGGATACGCAAAATGATATTCCAAGAACAATAACATTAACAAGTTCTGGTGGAAATGGACAAACATTATCTAAAATAAATCCAAAAATTTCTATTGTTAGAAACAATGATATTATTTTTGATTTATCAGATTCTTCATTATCTGGATATGATTTTAAAATATTTTATGATAATCAATATTATAGAGAATTTAAGACTATAGAAACACAGCAAGATTATAGTTTGATAGGGTTTGGAACACCTGGAATTACTCCAGGTGCAAACTTAATATTAAAGTATTCTGATAATCTACCAGAGAAACTATTTTATAATATAACAAGCTCAAGTTTTATTAACACTTCAGACATATCATCACCAGACTATACTGAAATTTCATATGTTGATAGTGTATATAATGGAGAATTTTCTGCATATAATGCTTTTGGAGTTGGATCTACTACCTTTAATATTTCTTTAAATAGAAAACCAGAATCACTATCATATTCAGACACTGATTGCGATTTTATTGGATATTATACTAATTCTACTAATACTGAGGGAGAAATCTATAGAATTAAAATTTTATCAAAAGGAAATAGCATTGATACATTACCAATTTTTAGTGGATTCTCATCTTCTAGCTCTGGTGTTGGTGCATATATTATTCCAGTATCAAATGATATAGGTGATCCAAATCAAATAAAATTATATACTAATGGATTTGATTATCCATCAGATAATACATTGAGACCAAGTGCATCAATTCCAGTATTGCTCACTATAAAAAATAATTACATAATAAACAGTATTGATGTTGTTGATGGTGGAAATAAATATCTAGCAGCACCAAATCTAATAGTATTAGATGCATCAACAAATCAAGTTATTGATAGTGGTGTAATTAAAGCAGAGTTATCTGGACTCAGTGTTGGATCTGTTAAAGTAGAAGTTTCTCCAAAAGGTCTTTCTCCAACACCAGTAATAGTTAAGGCTGTAGATAATACAAATGGATTGTCAATATCTGAAGTTAGATCTTCAAGTAGTGGAATTGTAACTTGTATACTAACTACTCCAATTGCAGGGTTCTCAACAGACCCATTTAAATTTGGTGATAAAATTTTTGTTGAAGGAATACAAAAATATAGTGCTGATGGTGATGGATTTAATTCTTCTGACTATAATTATCAATTTTTTGATGTATTATCATATACACCAGCCTCAAATCCAGGAACTTTGACATATAGTCTTTCTGGGCTTACTACAAATCCAGGAATTGCTAAGACAATACAGGATTCATTTGCTACTGTTATAAATTCTATAGATTATCCAACATTTTCAGTAAATCAAAGTGTTGGGAAGTTTGTGGATGGAGAAACATTATCATCAAATGATGGATTTGGTTTTGAAAAAAGAGACATTATTGTAAAAAATCCAACAGAAAATTCTGCAAGAATTTATGGAACATATACTTTATCTGAAGGTGAGGTCTTAAGGGGAAATGATTCTTTAAATGAAGCAACTATTGAATCAATAAAAACATCTAGTGGCACTTTTAAGATTACTGCTTATAGTAGTAAAGATATTGGATGGTCAAATGAAACTGGTAAATTAAGTGAAGATTTCCAAGTAATTCAAGATAATGATTACTATCAAAATCTATCATACTCTATAAAAAGTGATAGAGGGTGGGATGAAATTGTATCTACAGTAAATGATCTCCTACATACAAGTGGGTTAAAAAATTTCGCAGATATTCAAATTGTTAACTCTGTTAAGGCCAATCCATATTCAGGAATAGGGACTGCATTAGAGGCAAATATCTTATTGCTAAATGATAATATATCTGAAAGCAGAGTTGATATTATTAATAATTTTGATTTATCTGTTGACGTAGACATACTAAGTTAAAAAAATTTACATTTGTAAAATGGCAAAATCAAAGTTTTTAAAGTTACAAAATACTAAACTTTCTGACTATATTGAGGTAAGAACTAATAGAGTCTTGCAAATAGATGACATTAGTGGAAATTTTTCCAGTTCTGATGACAATAGAGATGATTTTAGCAATATTTTAACAATAGACCCAAATAATAATTTTAATAGATTTTTGGTGCAGGTTACCTCAAATGATGGGGAGCATTCACAATTAACCGAAGTTGTAACTTTAAACGACGATTCCGATATTATAAATGTTGTAAAGAATAGTATATCACCAACTGGATCCGATGATATTATTTCAGATATTGAAGCAATTACAGATTCCGTTGGAAATTTTTATCTTCAATTCACTCCAATAGATCCAAACAATAAAGATTATTATATAAAAGTTATTCAAAATAGATTTTTAACAAAATCAACAGGAATTAATACAGTTTCTGTTGGATTTGTTGACTTATTATCATATACAAATTTAGTATCTAGTGGATCTTCAGTTTCATTTGTTTCATTTGATAAAAATAAGTATAGTTCAATATATGCTACTGTTAATTTAATAGATTCATCTTTAGACTATAAAAATTATGTTGAATTGCATGTTACTCATGATGGGACTAATGCTTATATAAGTGAATGGAATTTTGATGATGTTCCACAGTATAACGGAAGATTTATTGGTACATTTACTTCTTATATTGAAGACGATATCTTACATATTGATTATATTAATGACATACAGAATCCCGTTTATATTAGATGTAAAAATATAGGATTCGGTGCAACATCAGTCGGTGTTGGTACATATAGATTTAAGTCTATTGGGCAACCAGATGAATCCGAAAGAACATGCATTTATGAGTCCGAATTTTATTCAGGTAGTTCATCTTCACCTATACAAGTCTTTTCAATGAGAAAAGATCTTTTTACATCATGTAAGTCTTTAGTTACTGTAGATTGTTCTGCGGAGTCTTCAAAAGGTTTACATGAATTATCAGTCATACATGATGGGACAAATATTAATGTCAGTCAATTTCCATTTGTATCTGTAGGAAGTACATCTGGAATAGGAACTTTTGGTGGTGAATATTCTGGGAATCAATTGGTAGTTAAATTTTATCCAGATTCTGGGTTATCTGGAATTACAACCATACTTTCATACAATGAAAAAATATATAAAAATTTTGATGAGAATATTCCACAACCATTAAATTATATACCAAGTGAAGAGTCTTTAACACAAACCACATTTTTTGGTAAAAATTTAGATACAATAAACAGAAAAGAGTTTGAATTGTATTATAATGGTATACCAATCTTCAGTAAAAGATTTAATCCATCAAATACTAATATTTTAGATAAAGAGACGGGAATATTTAAAATAAACAATCATTTTTTTAGTAATCTAGAAAGATTAATTTATACCCCAAAGTCAACTTTTGAAGGTATTGTAGAGAGTCCAATTGGTATTGGACAAACTTTGAATTCTGTTGGTGTTTTAACAACAAAATTACCAGAAGAAGTTTATGTAATTAAATTGAATTCAGATCAATTTAGACTTTCCACTAGAAGAGACTATGCAGAAGTTGGAATATATGTAACATTTACTGATAGTGGAAGTGGAAATGCACATGAATTGGAAATGTACAAGAAAAATGAAAAAACACTAGTTTCAGTTAATGATATTATTCAATACCCACTTTCATATTCATCTTTACAATTCAATTTATTTAATAATATTAACGGGGAAATTGGTGCAGCATCAACTATCTTTTCATTAAGTGGTATTAGTAGTATAAATCCAAAAGATTTGCTGAAAATTGATGATGAATATATTTTTATTAATAATGTTGGATTAGGAACTACTAGTGTTGGACCAATAACTTATTCTGGGGACTTTTTCTTAGTTGATGGGGTTAGAGGTGCTGTTGGAACATCAGCAACTTCACATACCGATGGAACTCTGACAAGGATTTATAGAGGATCATATAATATTGTTGGAAACAAAATTAATTTTGCAGAACCACCTAGAGGAAGTGCATTTTTTATAGAAGAAGAAGATTTTTCAAATCTAACTCGTGCAAAAGCAACTTTTAATGGAAGAGTTTTCTTAAGAAAAAATTATGATAGCAATCAGATATATGATGATATTTCAGAAAGATTTGATGGATTAAGTACGGATTATGAAATAACAGTTCAGGGAATTAGTACTGTTGGTTTAGGATCCGATGGTGGAAATGGAGTTTTACTTATCAATGGTCTTTTCCAAACACCTACAACAGAAACAAATCCAAATAATAATTTCTTTATTACTGAAGATCAAGTTTCTGGGGTAACTACTGTATCATTTACTGGAATAGTTACGTCAACTGGTGAAATTGAAATATCTTTAGATGATGTTAATAAAAACTCTCTTCCAAGAGGAGGTTTAATCGTATCCTTGGGTTCGACTTCTGGCCTTGGATATGCTCCTTTAGTTGGAGCATCAGTTACTGCTGTAGTCAGCTCTGGTTCAATTGTTGATATAACTACTGATATTGAATTCGGATCTTATGGGTCTGGATATAGGTCTCCAGTCGTCTTCTCAATTGAAGAAGATGGTCATAGTGGTTCAGTGGCAGATATAGACGTTACTGTAGGTGCTGGTGGTTCCTTAGCATTTACTATTAACAATGGTGGTAGTGGATATACAAATCCAAAAATTATTATCGAACCTCCAAATTATGAAAATTTAGAAGTTATTGGAGTTTCTAGATTGGGAGTAGGTCAAACTACTGAAACTGGAATTGGATTACGTCTTAATGTTGATGTACAACCCTCCTCTGTTGTGATAACAGGTGTTGGATCTGATGTAAATGTTCTTGGAATACCTACAACAACTGGAGGAAGATTTGCTGACGCAGCATCTCTAATTGATAGGAATAAGAGATTTATAGCAAATGAAGCTGTAAATAGGATGATTATAAATTATGGTGGGTATCCTGGACCAGGAACTTCTACTGATTGTGAAGATGACGTTGTTGGTGTTTTGACAACAATTAATTATAATTTACAATATGGTGGAAATGATTTGGTTTATGATGCTGCTAAAATTTATATTGATAATACTTATCTTCAAGGAGAGGAAGATGAGTCAATTTATACTTTTGAACAGGCAAGGGATATTGCTATTCAAGTAATTAGAAATGAGTCAGTTACTGTAAGTCCAGCAACAACACAATATTCACAGGTATTTGATAATACAATCATTGTTGATCCAGATGGTCCACCATATTGTTCAGACGTTGCTTCCGCAATAACACAATTTGTTGGTATTGTTACTATTGCAATTGGTCAGGGCACTCTTCCAAATAAGGTTATAAGTTCTCCAACCTTATTTGAAGTAAAAAACTTTAAGATTGTGAAGAATGGATATGCATTTAGAAGAGGTGATATTTTTAAACCAGTAGGATTAGTTACTGCTGCTGGACTTAATTCTCCAAGAAATGAATTTGAATTAACAGTTGTTGATGTATATAATGATTCATTTGCATTATGGAACTTTGGAAGTTTGAACTTTATAGATTCAGTCAAAAATTATCAAGATGGTAGTAGAGTAAGATTTCCTTTATTCTTTAATTCACAGTTATTAAGTTTTGAAAAAAATTCCGAATCTGCGGAATCTCAATTAATTGATATGAATTCTCTTTTAATTATTTTTATCAACGGTGTTCTTCAAAACCCTGGAGAGGCATATGAATTTTTGGGTGGAACATCGTTCACATTTACTACTGCACCAAAACCAGAAGATAAGATAGATATATTTTTCTATATTGGAACAGAAAATGAAGACTCTGTTGTTGTGGATGTTGTTGAAACACTGAAAGTTGGTGATAGTGTGGAGGTTTTAGGTATCACTGATCCTCCAGTAAAACCACAAACACAAAGATATATTTTGGATATTTCTGGTTCCGATAAAATTCAAACATCATTATATTTTGGAAATGGAATAGATGATGTAAACTATCGACCATTTAAATGGATAAAGCAAAAAAGAGATTTAATTATTAACAATAGTGAGGTTTCAAAAGCTAGAGATTCTTTAGAAGCACAAATATACCCCACTTCTAGAATTATTAAAAATTTCTCAACTTCAGATACTGAAATATTTGTTGAAAGTATTGATTTGTTTAAATATGATAATTCATCCGTTCCACCAAATGATATTAATCTAGCAATTTATGATGAAAGTATAGAAAAAGTGTCTGCAGCAGCAACAGCTTTGATAGGATTAAATGGACAGTTAGATTCTTTAATTATCACTAATTTTGGTGAAGGATATATAGGAACCCTAGCGTCATTCAGATGCTCAAAACCATATAACTACTTAAATAATGGAATATTCGCAATAAATTCTGGTATCACTTCATTATCAACTGCAGAAGATGTTAAAAATGCAATAGATTTAGTAACTATTTCTGGATCTTTAGAAATTTCTAACGGTCAAATTCTTGAACCTGTGTCTTTTGTAGAATTAAATGTCGGATCTGGTTATACATATACAAATCCACCATTAGTTGTTATTGATCCACCAGAAAAATATTATAATTTGACATCAAATTCTTCTTCTATTAATGGGTTGGATGTTGGAATAACATCTATAAAATTAGTAAATGGTATAGGTGTACCCAAAGGAATACAATTTACTGTCGATGATGCCGAATTAAGTCAATTGACTATTCAAGGATTCAGTGTTGGATACCCAATATATGTGTATGGAACTACTGTTGGTAATGGAATAACTTCAATTGATACATCAGATTCTGATGTAATTGGTATAAGTACGAGAGCAATAGATAATATCTATTATGTCCATGCATGGAATTCAACAACTGGAATTATTACTTGTAATGTACTATCAACTACTTCAATTTCTGGCTTACCAACATCAATACAAAATAATGTTGGAGTTGGACTTGGATTAACTAGTAGGTATTATCCTGTTGGAAGACTTTCTTGGGGAAAAATTTCTGGAATTACGAGAACATCATCAACTCCTCTATCATTTAATGTTAAAGGAAAGATTATAAGTGGATTATCAACATTCCCCATTATACAGAGAAGGGGTTATGGTCTAAGAAACAATGGATCTATCAAGAAATCAATTTTATAAAAACGACTATTCAATATAAATAAAAGAAAAATAAATGAATAATGTCCGCAATAGTAACCGACAAATTTAGAATTAATAATACAAATAATTTTATTAGTTCTGTAGAGGATAATTCTAATTCTTATTATATATTTTTAGGATTACCTAATCCAGATGTAGATTTATTTGGTAGAGATTCTGAATGGGAGACCTCTACAGGGGGGACTGTTATTCCAAATCCAGTAGATAATAATTCATATATTAGTCATTACAAAGATACAATTCTTTTTGGTAAAAGAGTAACATCTTCAAATGTAAGGAGAGTTGTTCGTCGTGTTGACTGGTCTAGAGGTTCAAAATATGATCTTTATAGGCATGATTATAGTACAAGTAATTTGAGTCCTGTAACTAAAAAATCTAGATTATATGATGCAAACTACTATGTCATGAATTCTGAGTATAAAGTCTATATTTGTTTAGATAATGGTTCATCAGGATCAAATCCTAATGGCAACACTTCTCAAGATGAACCAACATTTACTGATTTGGAACCATCAAAAGCTGGTGAGAGTGGTGATGGATATATTTGGAAATACTTGTTTACGGTAAGTCCCGCAGATATTGTTAAATTTGACTCTACAGAGTATATAACATTACCAAATTCTTGGGAAACCTCTACAGATTCTTTAATTTCGTCTGTAAGAGAAAATGGTGACTCTAGAGTAAATGGCAATCAAATAAAAAAAATATATATTGATTCTGCTGGTGCAGGTTATACATCGGGAGAAGTAAATATAATTGGTGATGGAACTGGAGCTAAAGCTTTTATTGAAGTAAATTCTTCTGGAAGTATTATTAACGCAATAGTTACTTCAGGTGGAAGTGGTTATACTTATGGTTTAGTTGATTTGGGGTCTTTACAACCAGCAAATAGCATACCAAATCCAGCAAGATTGATACCCATAATTCCACCATCATATGGTCATGGATATAATATTTACCAAGAATTGGGTGCTGATAGGGTTTTGCTTTATGCCAGATTTGATGACTCTACTAGAGATTTTCCAACCAATACTAATTTTTCACAAATTGGTATTATAAAAAACCCATCTAAATTTTTATCAGCAGAAACATTTATTGAAAATGAATTTTCAAATCTTTATTCTATTAAATTTTCTACTGTAGAAACTGTACAAGTTCCTAATCCTGGTGATACAATAACTCAAGTTTTAAATAGTGGATTTGTTGCTACTGGATATGTGGCATCATATGATGCCACAACTAAAGTGTTAAAATACTTTAAAGATCGTTCATTATATTTTGGTGATGGATTAGATGAAACCGATTATATTGGAATTTCAACATCTGGAAATCAGAATATAGAATTTGAGTTTAATGGTGGATCTGTTATATCCCCACAGACTGGATTTAGAGGAACAATTGATAGTTCATTTACTGGCATTAGTACTACGGTAAATGATCAGATAATAAATTTAGGGTCACAATTTACTAAAGGTCTCTCAAATCCAGAGATAAATAATAATAGTGGGGATATTATTTACATAGATAATAGACCTCTAGTAGGAAGAAGTTCCCGACAAAAAGAAGACGTAAAAATTATCTTGGAATTCTAACAAATGGCCCAAAAAACAAATTTAAATGTAAGTCCATATTTTGATGATTTTGACTCATCTAAAGAATATTATAAAGTTCTTTTTAGTCCAGGGAGACCTATTCAAGCTAGAGAACTAAACAATATTCAGTCCCAAATTCAAAATCAAATTGAAAAGTTTGGTAGTCATATATTTAAAGATGGATCTATGGTAATTCCTGGAGGAGTTACTTATGATTCTAGATTTTATGCAGTAAAGTTAGATCCAAGACAGTTTGGAATAGATATTAACATTTATATTAATAGCTTTATTGGAAAAAGAATATACGGAAAAACTTCTGGAGTAGGTGCTGAAGTTGATTACATTGCATATCCAAGTGATAGTGATGAAGTAGAATATATTACACTTTATGTAAAGTATATTAAATCCGACAATAATAATAATATTGCACAGTTTTCTGATGGTGAATCTTTATATTGTGATGAGGATGTTACATATGGAAATACCACAATTTCATCAGAGACCCCATTTGCTACAACAATTGCAATAAACTCAACTGCCATAGGTTCTGCAGCTCATGTCAGTAGAGGAGTCTATTTTGTAAGGGGATATTTTGTTGAGGTATTACCTCAGACTATAATATTAGACTATTATAGTAATTTACCTTCATATAAGGTTGGTTTTACTGTAAATGAAAAAATTGTAAATGCAAAAGAAGATAATTCTTTGTATGATAATGCAAAAGGATTTACTAATTTTGCTGCTCCTGGTGCAGATAGATTTTCTATTTCATTGAAACTGGATAAACGTCCATTAGATGATGTAGGAGATCCAAATTTTATTGAATATATGAGAACCGATGAAGGTGAACTTAAAAAGGAGGAAACTACAACACAATATAGTTTAATCAGAGATTATTTGGCAAAAAGAACATATGATGAATCTGGAGACTATAGTGTAGATCCTTTTACAATTAATCTTAAAGAATCATTAAATGATTATGAAGGAAATGATGGATTATTTTTCCCAGGAGATACTACTGACGATGGCAATATTCCATCAGATGATCTTGCTTGCATCAAACTTTCCCCTGGAATAGCATATGTTTCAGGTTATGATATTGCTAAACAAAATTCAACATCAGTTGATATTCAAAAACCAAGAACAACTGAAAGAATTGATAGAATTTCTTCACAGATAAAGTTAGGAAATTTTATAAGAGTAAATAATGTCAATGGTTCCCCAAATTTCAAAGAAACTATTGGTTTGTATAGTGCCAGAAAAACTTCAAATACTGCAGCTTCTGGTACGAAAATTGGAGATGCTAGAGTTTATAACTGCAACTTAACAGATGCGGCATATACTTCTGCAGCATCATCTTGGGATTTATATCTCTATGATATACAAACTTACACAAAGATAACACTCAATTCTGCTCTAAGTAACACAGAATTGCCAGAATCATCATTTGTAAAAGGGGTTAGTAGTGGTGCATCTGGATATGCTGTTTCTGCGGGAGGTGCCTCAACAACAGTATACTTAAGACAAACTTCTGGAATATTTCAAGAAGGTGAAAAAATCACTATTAATGGTGTTGATGAATATTCAAGAACAGTAACTAGTGTTATAGTATATTCATTACAAGATGTTAAGTCTTTATTTAAGGAAACTACTGGAGGATTATTATCTTTTTCAGCAGATACAATCTTATACAGACGTACTTTACCAGGATTCACTTCTTCTGATGAATTTATTTTAACTAGTGGTGGAGTAGTTACTTGTCCTGGGAAATTTTTCAGCAATAAAATAAAGATTGGTGACGTAGTATCATACATTGGTGATGGAGATACTCAGCATTATAATGTTGTATCTTCAATTTCTGCAGATTTATCTTCAATAACACTTGGTACTAGCACTACTGTCTCTGGTGTTTCTGATGGAAGCATTGGTGTTAGTGCTGATACTAAATTAAAATTATACTTAAAAACTGCAAAAATAGTTGATTATAATAATGGTTCACTTTATGTTAACCTTCCAAAATCTAATATATCTTCAGTAGATTTATCATCATCATCTCTTTCATTTAAATCTCAGACAATAAATCAATTTAGTACTGGATCTGGAACATTTACAGTAGATTCTAGTAACTTTAATCTATCTGCAGGTATTTCTACAGCATTCTTTGAATCATTTGATCAAGAAAGGTATAGTGTTCATTATACAGATAGAACTATAGAAACTTTATCATCAGACAAGGTTGCTTTAGATACTACTCAAAATCAAGTGACATTTAATAATGTCACATCTTCAAAAACAGTCGATACTCTAATTGCAACTTTAACAAAGACTGGAATTCAAAGTAAAGTAAAAAATTATAACAGAAATACTATAGTTAATTACTCTTTATCAAAATATAAAAAATCTGGCAATGATTCAGATTCAACTATTTCTGACGGATTAACATATTCAGCAGTTTATGGTATTAGAGTTCAAGATGAAGAAATATGTTTAGGATATCCAGATGTTTCAAATATCGTTAAAATATATGAGTCACTGGACTCAGATTTTCCAGAATTTGACCAATTGACCTTTAGTTCTTTGGTAAATGTATCAAATAATGCTATTATTGGTGAAAAAATTGTAGGATCTGTCTCTGGTGCTGCTTGTAGGGTTGTAAGAAAACCAAATGGTCTTCCAAATAATTTGGAAATTGTATATTTAAATACTGAAAGATTTTCTACTGGTGAAGTTGTAAGATTTGAAGAATCTGAAATTACAACTCCAATTGATACCATCATCAATGGTGAATACAAAGACATTACTAATAGATTTATACTAGATCAAGGGCAAACTGATCAATATTATAATTATTCAAAACTTGTTAGAAAAAGTGGTGAGTCTGAGCCAAGTAGGAAAATAACAATTATTTTCAATCATTATACTGTCCCATCAAATGATAATGGACAAGTTTTCACAGCACTTAGCTATTCAAAAAATCAATATCAAAAACTTATACCCAGAATAGGTAAAAGAAATATTTTAGCATCAAATACTTTAGATTTCAGACCAAGAGTTTCTCCTATTACAAATCTTTCTAGCCTAACTAGATCACCATTTGACTTTACTCAAAGATCATTTAATTCATATGAAATAATTGCACCTGATGAGGTTATTATTTTAGGAATTGAATACTATCTTGGAAGAATTGATAAACTTTTCTTAAACAGAAATGGTCAATTCGTAGTAAAAAATGGAACGCCTTCACTCAGTCCAGTTACACCACCTAATGAAGGTGAGGGAATGTTACTTGCTACTATATTTTTACCACCATACTTATCTGAGACTAGTCATGCAATAATAAAGCTTGAGTCCAATAAGAGATATACTATGAGGGACATTGGAAAGATAGATACAAGATTGACAAATTTAGAAAGAACAACCACACTATCATTGTTAGAGGTAAATACTGAGGCTTTACAAATTAAGGATGCAGATGGTCTGGATCAATTTAAAACAGGATTTTTCGTAGATAATTTTGAAAATAATTCTTATATAGATAGATACTTAAGCACTATTGAGGTTAATAAGGGAATTAGTGCATTTAAAAATCAAAATACTCTCCCAAATATTCCTCAATCAAAAAGAGTTGGTGAAATTTATTATAGCCAAGATGGAAATATTAGATTTGCATCTCGTGGATCAAATCTTGAGTCTTTAACATTAAATTATACAGAGGTAGATTGGATTGAACAGCCAATAGCAACTAGAGTAGAAAATGTAAATCCTTTCCACGTTGTAGAATATGTTGGTACAGTTTCACTAAGTCCATCTGAGGATAGATGGGTTAGAACTTTTATTAAAGAACCTGCAAACGTAATAAACAAAACAATAAATTTAGAAAATCAAATATATCAAACAGAAACCGTTGTAGTACAAGCAACTGGAGATCCTGTATTTGTGGAAGATGTCACTAGAGTTAGAGCATCTGCTTTTGATGAAATGTTTGGAAGGCAACCAAACGGTGATAGCTGGCCAAATGGAACACAAAGAACAATATCAAATTCATCATCTACATCAGTTAGTGTAAATACAGTGCCTGGAACACCAACTGATGAAACATTTACAACATCAGATACTGCATCTTCTACCGTAAGAAGATTAATTTCTGTTGAAGATGAAAAGTTTATGCGTTCAAGAAATGTTGAATTTAGTGCATCAAACTTAATGCCATTTGCCAGACATTATCAATTTTTAGATAGTCAGTCAAAATTGAAATATATTCCAAAAATTATCAATGTGTCAAAAAATGCTAGTGGGAGTTCATTTATAACTGGTGAAATTGTTGATGGATATAGAGTTCTTTCAGTATCAGAAGGTAGTCTTACTGGACCAACTGAAGAAAATTCAATTATAACATTCAAACTTTGTACACCAAATCACAAATATGGTGACTTTAATAATCCAACAGATGTTTATATTACAAATCCATATGATCAAGATACAACCTTACCATCAAAATATAGTTCTGGTCTAAATTACCTAAACATAGACACAAATTCACTTGCAAATGATATTAATTATAGTGGATACTTATCAACATATATGAAGTTTGTTGGAAGAACTAGTGGTGCGGTTGCTTGGTTATCCAGAAATGATCTGATAAGTGATGCAAATGGAGATCTTCAAGGATGCTTCTTTATTGAGGATCCATATTCTAATCCTGCACCAGTAGTTAAATTTAACACTGGAACAAAAACATATCAATTGACTAGTAGTCAAACTAATGAAGAACCATTACCAGGATCTACTGATATTTCTAGAGCAGAAACTAATTATACTGCAACTGGAATACTTAATACCTATCAAGATGAAACTACCAATATTACAACAAACTTAAATACGACAGTAACAACAACTGTCAATACAACTACAATAACTACTACAACTACAACAAGAAGGACTGTTCTTGAACGATATGATCCTTTAGCACAATCCTTTGAGGTAGGAAGAACATCACAAGCACCACAAAATACGTCAACACAACTAGATAAAATTTCTGATAGTGATGGTGCATTTTTAACTGCGGTTGATATTTACTTTAGAAAAGTTGATAGTGGTAATTCCCCAATAACTATTCAAGTTAGAAGTATGGAACTTGGAACTCCTACACTAATTCAAATTGGAGAACCTGTTATATTAAGACCAAATTCAGTTGTCCCTGGAAATGGTGGTAAGAAGTTAAAAGAATTAGTTTCTCAAGATGCTTCTGTTCCATGCCATATTACATTCCCATATCCAATTTATCTTCCACCCGATGATGAATATGCAATTGTATTGTTGGCACCACAAAGTATTGGATATGAAGTTTTCATTGCAGAGATGAATGAGAAATCCCTAAATGAAAAATCATTGACAGGACTTCCAGAAGCAGAAGCTTCAAAATATTCCAAACAATTTGCTATTGGAAGTTTATTCAAATCACAAAATGGTTCTATCTGGACTGCAGATCAAAACCAAGATTTGAAATTTAAATTATACAAGGCAAGATTCACAACTAATGCAGGAACTGCAATATTTAATAATCCACCATTGATAGCACAAGCAACAAAAAATTATTTTGGACCTTTAGTAAAAGATCCTATTGAAATATTTCCAAGAAAATTGACGGTTGGTGTTACCACAACATCTAAAACTTCTGCATTATTTAATAGTTTAACATTTGGAAGAAAAGTAACTTCAAATCAAAAACAGTATAACTATGGATTCATTGAGGGATTGGGTGGACCCTCTGGAGGAACTATTGGCATAACTACTGGAGGATTTAATTATGCAGATACTTCAGCAGTAGATACTTATAATGTATCTGGAAAAGGTTCTGGATTAAGACTGAATATTACCACAATTAATGGTACTATTACTGCAGCTTCAGTAAGTGCTGGCAGTAGTGGAAGTGGATATGTTTCTGGTGATGTTATAGGTATTGTAACATCCTCTGTTTCAAATTCTACTGGATATGGGGCATTACTTACAGTATCTGATGTAAATTTCTATGATACCTTATACTTAACTGATGTTCAAGGAGAAAATTTACCAGTTGGGTCAACATTACAATATTATGATTCTGGTATCCAATCTTCAGGATTAACCATTTTGTCTTGTCCAGAACCAACTGGAATTTATGCTGGAAATGTTATGAAAGTTAACCAATTTGCTCATGGAATGTATTCCACTGCAAATAAAGTTACCTTAGCAAAGGTTTATACTGATAAGAAGTCCACAAAACTTTCATCACAACTTATTAGTTCTTCAACACTAATTAACGTTGAAAGTACTGCAGATTTAACTACATTTGAGGGTCGTCCAGTTAGTGGTTCAAATCCTGGATATGTTATCATTGAAAATGAAATAATTAGGTACACTGGAGTTTCAGCAAATTCATTAACAAATATTACTAGAGGTATTGATTCAAGTATTGTATCAACATATGAAGTTGGTCAAAGAGTTTATAAGTATGAAGTTGGCGGTGTTTCCCTAAGAAGAATAAATGAAGTTGGTTTGGATGTGTATCAAACTTTACTTGAAGTTGCAGATATTAAGTCTGATCTCGATAGTTATTATGTAGAATTTAGTAGAACTACTAATGGTGTCAATAGGTCTAGTGACAATACTCCAGTAGATGCGCCACAATTGTCATTTAATAGAAATGCTAAGGTTGGCGGTAATATTGTAGCAGCTGGCACTAACCTTCTATATAATGAAATAACTCCATCATATGATGTATATGCTCCAGGTGGTGGACAAGTTTCAGTGAAGGCATTTGCCAGAATGGTTACTGGAACAAGTGTCGATGGTACAGAAACATCATTCTTGGATCTTGGATATTCACCAATTCAATTGAATAGTAGAAATGTATTTAATGATGTTAGAATGGTTGCATCTAGAGCAAATGAAATTTCATATTTAAGTGAACTTCCAGACTCAAGATCATTTACAACAGCATTAAATCTACAAACTACGAATCCAAATCTTTCACCACAAATTTTTATAGACAATACTGTTACAGATTTTGGTTTCTACAGATTAAATAAACCAGTATCTGATTATATAACTGATGGTAGAGTTAATAATTTGATAGATGGATCTCATAGTGCAACATACGTTTCCTCTATTATTGCCTTAGAACAACCATCCACTTCACTGAAAGTATTAATAAGTGCATATAGAGATTTTTCTTCTGATTTTAGAGTTCTTTATAACTTAGTTTCTGCAGACTCTTTTGCGGTTGATCAAGGATTTGTTCTATTCCCTGGATATAATAATCTAACCATAGATAATAATCAGGATGGATTCTTAGATGTGGTCAATCCATCTTTAAATAGTGGATTGCCTGATAAATTAGTTAGACCAAGTTTAGATAATGAATTTTTAGAATATGAGTACACTGCATCTAGTTTACCAGAATTTGTTGGATTCTCTATTAAAATAGTTATGTCTGGTACAAATCAAGCAAAACCACCAATAATTAAAAATATAAGAGTAATTGCACTTGCTTAATATAAATTATGGATAAGATAAGAGTTGAAGGATATACAAATCTCTATAGGGATGACAACACTGGTGCTATAATTAACACTGATGATGTTGCATATGAAATGTATATATCCTCTAAAAAAAGAAGATTAGAATACAAAAAAACTCAGAGAGAAGAAATTGATTCTCTTAAAAATGAAGTGAGTGAAATTAAATCTCTACTAATGGAGTTACTAAATGAATCCCGACGAAATAGAACTGAGTAGTATTGATAAAATGTTTGAATATGAGAAACATTCAAGATTTATTGATGATATGAGTTTTAGTGAATTGAAAAACTTTTCAAAAGTTTATTGCAAATTATATCTTAAGCAACAAGAGGTTTTGGCATCTCTTTGTATTGATAATATATAAATAAAATTGGACCATTATATAATTAAGACTAATACTGCAGGAGTAATGAATAATGGCAAAACCATCAAGTAGACAGGGGTTAATAGATTATTGTCTAAGACGCCTGGGTGCTCCTGTATTGGAAATTAACGTCGCAGAGGAACAGATTGACGATTTAGTTGATGATGCCCTCCAGTACTTCCACGAAAGGCACTTTGATGGTGTCGAAAGAATGTACTTGAAGTACAAAGTTTCCCAAGAGGATATTGATAGGGGAAAGGCAAAGGGTACTTCTGGTGTAGGTATAGTTACGACTTCTGGAACTTCAATTATTGATGGTCAGTCAACCACTTTTAATTTTTACGAAACATCCAATTATATTCAAGTTCCAGATTCTGTAATTGGTGTTGAAAAGATATTCAAATTTGATACTAGTTCTATTTCAGGTGGAATGTTTAGTATCAAGTATCAATTATTTTTAAACGACTTATATTATTTTAATTCTGTTGAGTTATTGCAGTATGCAATGACTAAGAGTTACTTAGAAGATATTGATTTTCTTTTAACAACTGATAAGCAGATAAGATTTAATAAGAGGCAGGATAGATTATATCTGGATATTGATTGGGGTTCACAAAGCACTGATACCTTTATAGTGATAGATTGTTATAGAATTTTAGATCCAAATGATTTTACACAGGTTTATAATGACTCATTCTTAAAGATGTATCTCACTGCTCTTATTAAGAGGCAATGGGGACAGAATTTAATTAAATTTAATGGTGTCAAACTTCCTGGTGGAATTGAGATGAATGGTAGACAAATATATGATGATGCTGAGAAAGAGTTGCAAGAAATCAAGCAAAAAATGGCATTGGAATATGAATTACCACCTTACGACTTTATTGGATAATGGCATTAAATCCCTTCTTTTTACATGGGTCTAAAGGAGAACAAGGACTCGTTCAAAATTTAATTAATGAGCAGATAAGGATGTATGGACTGGAGGTCACATACATCCCTAGAAGATATATTCGTACAGATAATATTATAAGAGAGGTTCAATCTTCATCATTTAAAGAATCCTTCCCAATTGAGGCATACATGAATAATTATGAGGGATATGGATCTGGAATGGATATAATGACAAAATTTGGAATACAGTTAAAGAATGAGGTTTCTTTAACTATCTCAAGAGAAAGATTTGAATCTTATATTGCACCATTGATGGAAGGTATAATTTCTGCTGGAAGTACTTCTAGTGGTGATTTATTATTTTCCACAAGACCAAAAGAGGGAGATTTAATTTATTTTCCTTTGGGACAAAGACTTTTTGAAATTAAGCATGTTGAATTTGAAAACCCCTTTTATCAACTAGGTAAAAATTACGTTTATGAACTGAAATGTGAGCTATTTGAATATGAAGATGAAGAAATTGATACTAATATTCCAGAACTACAAGAAAAACTTGCAGATAAAGGTTATGTAACAACTTTAACTCTTGTAAGTCTTGGATCAACTGCAACTGCGGAAGCATTAGTATTTACGGAAACAGTTAGAAAAGTTGTCAATAAGATATATTTAAATAATGATGGATACGGATATACATCAATTCCAACAGTAACTATAGATCAACCACCACCTGGAGGATTGAGGGCAACTGCTGTAGCAATTACTACGGCAATTAGTGGTTCCTTTAGGGCAATAAAAGAGATAGTGTTGACAAATGCTGGTTATGGATATTCTGTAGCACCAAATATTGTAATAAGTGGTGGAGGAGGTGCTGGTGCAGCAGCAACTTGTTCAGTTGGAACCAGTGCAGTTTATAAGGTCAATATTACTGATGGTGGTCAATATTATTATACAACTCCATCTGTAACAATCGATTCACCAATTGGATCTGGAAGGAGTGCTACAGCAATAGCAAAAATATCTGCTGGTGGAACTGTTTCTGATATTTACATTACAGATTCTGGTTCTGGATATACTGATCCACCATTAGTTACTATATCTAACCCACCTTTAGTTGGATTTGGTACTTTCCAAATTGGAGAAATTGTTGTTGGTCAAAAATCAAATGCAAATGGTATAGTGAGAAAATGGACTAATACCTCACCAAATTCAGAAAAAACTCTTGAGATTAGTATCACTACTGGTGAATTTTTGCCTGGGGAAATCGTTGTTGGTACAGCATCATCTGCCCAATATTCAGTAAAAATATATGATAATAATTACAAAGATGCTAAATATAATCAAAACGAAGATTTTCAACTTGAAGCATCGGAAATCTTAGATACGACTGAAAGCAACCCATTTGGATTTTACTGATGTTAGGAACATATTTTTACCACCAAATTATTAGAAAAACTATAATTGGATTTGGAACTTTATTTAATGATATTCACATTAAACACAAGAATTCTTCCGATGGTGTAATATCAGATCTAAAAGTTCCAGTTGCATACGGACCTATTCAAAAATTTCTTGCTAAGGTTAAACAACAGGAAGAATTAAGTCAACCTGTTGCATTCACTTTACCTAGAATGTCATTTGAAATGACATCAATATCATATGATGGATCTAGAAAGTCTGGTATAACACAAGCATTTAAAACCTTAGATGATGGGGGAAAAATAAATAAGGTTTATCTCCCAGTTCCATACAATATTGGATTTCAAATGAGTGTTATTGCAAAATTAAACGATGACGCATTACAGATAATTGAACAAGTACTTCCATTCTTCCAACCATCATTTAATCTTACTATAGATTTAGTAGATTCTATTGGTGAAAAAAGAGATATTCCAATTGTTTTAGATAGTATTCAATTTCAAGATGATTATGAAGGAGACTTTTCATCCAGAAGAAGTTTAATTTACACTTTTAACTTTACAGCAAAAATATATCTATTTGGCCCACTTCAAGATTCTACTGATTCTCTCATCCGTAAGGCACAAGTTGATTATTATGCAACAACTGATATTAATACTGCTAAGAGGGAATTAAGGTATACTGTTACTCCAGATCCAATTGATGCCGAACCATATGAAGATTATGGTTTTAATGAATCATTAGAACAATTCTTTGATGGAAGAGAATATAGTCCAACACAACAAAGAGACATATAATAAATTATGACAAAAAACTTTGATTCTATCGATAAGGCACTCAACGTAGAAAGTTCTATTGTTGAGATAGAAAGTTCTCCCACAAAAATAGAAACTGTAGTAGAAACATCTAAAATTGATATTGATATAAAAAAAGATTATGAATATACAAGATCAAATTTATATTCTCTTATTGAAAAGGGTCAAGAAGCAGTTAATGGAATTCTTGAACTTGCTGGAGAAGGTGATAGTCCTAGAGCATATGAAGTTGCTGGACAATTAATTAAGAATATTGGTGATGTTACAGATAAACTAATTGATCTTCAGAAGAAAATGAAAGATTTGGATGAGGATAGGGCACCAAAAGGACCAAATTCTGTTACAAATAATGCAGTGTTTATCGGATCAACATCAGAACTTCTTAAAACTCTCAAAACAAATTTTCTAAATAATAAAGAGTAATTTCTCTAATCCAATGAGTTGGTCTGAAAAATATAAAAAATCTATTGATTGTGATAACCCAAAAGGATTTTCTCAACGTGCTCATTGTCAAGGACGTAATAAAAAGATGCAGGAAGAAAATAAATCTGGAGATGAAGGTCTTCATGATTGGTTTAATAAATCAAAGTCAACTGATGGTAAAAGTGGATGGGTTCAACTAGGTGGGAAGTGGTCAGGAAAACCATGTGCTCGTCAACCTGGACAAACTTCTACACCAAAATGTGGAAGTTCTAAAATGAAAAAAGACTTAAGTGCAAAAGAAGAAGAAGCAGCAAGAAGAAGAAAAAATCGTCAAGATCCAAATCAACCAGAAAAAACTGGTGGAGCAAAACCAACCAACGTAAGAACTGAAGAAATGGATTTACAAGAAGTAAAAGACAAACCTGGAAAAGGTAGTGGTAAAAAAGATGCTTGTTACAATAAAGTAAAATCTAGATATAGTGTTTGGCCAAGTGCATATGCATCTGGGGCACTTGTAAAGTGTCGCAAAGTTGGAGCTTCAAATTGGGGAACAAAGTCAGAAGATTGTTGGGATGGATACAAGCAGGAAGGTATGAAAAAGAAAGGTAAAAAATTAGTTCCAAATTGTATCCCCGTAAAAGAGGAAAAATCAATGATTAGATATTGCCCAAGATGCGGTAAAGATGAAACTCGTTCTGAATGTAAGTATGGGGTAAATTATTGGGATATGTTTTCATTGCCACCAGCATTAACTACAAATCAATTAAAATTTGATATTGCTCAAGTACATCCAACAAATGAAGAAAAGGATCATGAGCACTCAATGGCAAGGTCTGAAATTTCAAAGATCATTTCCGCAGCAAAAAGACTAAGAGGAAAGGTTAAGGGAGAAGGCAATCTTCCTGCTTGGGTCCAATCAAAGATTACGAGAGCAGCAGATTATATTGATACTGCAGCAGATTATGTTGATAGTGGTGAAATGCATGAAGAAAATATTCAGGAAGCACTACCTGCTGTTGGTATGCTTTTAGGTAGGCTATTGGGTGGTGCTGCTGGTCGTGCTGTTGCACCTGCAGTTACTGCAAGAATTGCTGGGCCTGCAGCACAAGGAAGTCTTAGAGCATTAGTTGGGCAAAAAGCAGGTGAAATGGCAGGTGCTGCAACTCAACAACACATTCAAAAAAGAATCGAAGATAAATTTAAAAAGAAAGAACCTGTTGAGCAGGGTGTATTAGAAGGTATTAGTTTTGAAATAGGTCACACTCCCGCAGATACTAGAAGGGCACTAAGAAATGCTGCTATTGAAAATCTTGCGAAAAGGGGTGCTACTGAAGGTGAAAGGAGTGCAGCTAAAGGAAAATTAAAAGGAATTCAACTTCCTCTTGCAAACTCAAATGATTTAAAAACTTTTGGACAATTCATGCAGGAAGCAATTGATAAGTCTTCAATGAAGTGTAATTCACCAAAAGCACAAGCACATGGTTCTGGTGAGCAGGGAAAGTCCCATGTAGTCAAAGCATGTGAAGGTGGGAAGGAAAAGATTATTCGATTTGGTCAGGTTGGGGTAAAGGGTTCACCTAAAAAGAAAGGAGAATCTGAAGCATATGCAAATAGAAGAAAAAGATTTAAAGCAAGACATGCCAAAAATATTGCTAAAGGTAAAATGTCCGCAGCATATTGGGCCGATAAAGTTAAGTGGTGATTAAAATGAAATCCTTCAAAGAGTTTTTATCTGAATCGGTAAATATACAAGGAGATTTCAACGGAAATCTTTATATCAATAGTTCTGAACCAGCACAACAGCAACAAGTCGGTGAAAGTTATGTTGCAGACATAACTTGGATGGGTAGCATTTATAGACTTGAATTGGTTTCTGAGGGGATGCCCTCAAAACTGAGTCTTGCTGAACAATTACAGTCGGAATATCCTGGAGCAATTGTTCATAACATATACCCTGCTACTCCAACATCAGGTTTAAATATTTCAAATACAAAAAGATATCACCCATCAAAATTAGAGTGGATTTGAACTAATGGCTCAGTGGAATAAAAATGAACAAGACTTTCTAAATCAGGAGAGAAGTCTCTTTGAGGTTTATATGCGTGCCGATAGGTACGGACAAATTTATGATGAGTTGGGTCAAGGTTTTTCTGGAGATCTTTTTGGTAGATTAAAGGTATCTAATCCATATACACTTTTTGATTCAACCCATCGTTATGCTCAGGATGGGGATTTTAGTGATGTAATTGTTGGAACAGGTTCTACAGTTGGAATGATAACTGCTCAGAGCACTGCAACTCTTGGAATTGGAACTACTGCAGGTTGCTCACTAATAAGAGAAAGTAAAAGAGTATTTGCATACCAACCTGGAAAATCTCTACAGGTTCTTCAGACTTTTGTATTTAATCCAGCAAAGGAAAATCTTGTACAAAGAGCAGGATATGCAACATCCGAAAATGGTGTAATGTTGGAACTTGATGGTTCTCAACTGAATATTATTAAAAGAACTGCAGTAACTGGTATACCCACTGTAATTACGGTTCCTCAATCAGAATGGAACATAGATACTCTTGACGGAACTGGATTTAGTACAAGTAATCCAAGTGGCATTCAATTGGATATTGCAAAAGCACAAATTTTTTACACAGAATATGAATGGTTAGGTGTAGGTTCAGTAAAAGTTGGATTTGCGATTGATGGTAGATTTATTACAGTGCATCAATTTAATCATGCAAATCATATTGATAGCACTTATATGACCACCCCATGTCTTCCAGTTCGTTATGAAATTTTGAATACAGGAATTACAACATCACTATCTATGATGAAACAGATTTGCGTATCTGTTCAGTCAAATGGTGGATATGAAAAGAAAGTCGCAGAAACTTTTGTAAGGCAACCAACTTCAGTTCTTGCAGATACTACTTTTAAACCGATTGTTTCAATAAAACTTAAACCAGGAAGAGAAGATGCGATTATTCTTCCAACAAAGTTTGATGGTTTACCTTTAGCAAATAATGTTGCTTATGTAATTGCACTTTTTAAAAATACAACTCTTGTTGGTGCTGCATGGACAAATTCAGAAAGTCCTAATGTTCAATATGATATTACTGCGACTTCTATGAGTGGTGGAGTACCTGTAGATTTTTCTTATGCCTTTGGTGCTAATCAGGCAAATGGAGCAGTTAGAACAGCAGAAGGATATAACTGGGATCTTCAACTTGGAAGAACTCAAAATAAGGTAAGTGATATATACACAGTAGCAGTAAGAACAATCACTGGAACTGGTGGAGTTGTTGCTGCTTTAGGATTCTATGATTTAACGTAATATGTACATAAGACACGACGAAAATAATCAACCAGTATCACCTCAACCTGGATTTACTACAGTAACTCAGTTTGGTCAAAATGAGGGGTGGACTACTATAACTTATGAAGATTTTAATGTTGATTATGTTAGACATGATGAAAATAATCAACCAATTGGAGTTGGTACATATCAACGTTATGATGAAAATAACAGTCCAATTGGAGTTGGAACTTATCAAAGACACGATATAGATAACAATCCAGTTATACTATAATCTAGGAGTTTTATAATGTCTGCAGATGATAGTGTATACTTAGGTAATCCCAACCTAAAAAAAGTAAATACTACGATTGAATTTACCGAAGAACAAATTATTGAGTTTTTAAGATGTAAAGAAGATCCTATTTATTTTGCAAATAATTATGTAAAAATTGTTTCTCTTGATGAGGGATTAGTTCAATTTAAACCTTATGACTTTCAAGAAAGATTAATTAATAATTTCCACAGGTATAGATTTAACATCTGTAAGATGCCTAGACAAACTGGAAAGTCTACTACTGTGGTCTCTTATCTTTTACACTATCTAATCTTTAATGATAGTGTAAATATTGGTATTCTAGCAAACAAGGCAGCAACTGCTAGAGAACTTCTTGGTAGATTGGCAACAGCATATGAAAATCTACCAAAGTGGATGCAACAGGGTATTATTTCTTGGAACAAAGGTTCAATTGAACTTGAAAATGGTTCCAAAATTTTAGCTGCTTCTACATCAGCATCTGCCGTCCGAGGAATGTCATTCAACATTATTTTCTTGGACGAATTTGCTTTCGTTCCAAATCATATTGCAGATTCATTCTTTGCATCAGTATATCCAACTATTACTTCAGGTAAATCAACGAAAGTTATTATAGTTTCCACTCCACACGGTATGAATCATTTCTACCGAATGTGGCATGATGCAGAGAGGGATAGAAATGAATATGTAACAACTGATGTTCATTGGTCTGAAGTTCCAGGGAGAGATGAGAAATGGAAGGCACAAACCATTGCCAACACATCTGAGCAGCAGTTTAAAGTTGAGTTTGAATGTGAATTCTTAGGTTCTCTCGATACCCTTATCAATGTTACTAAATTAAAAACTCTTGTTTATGAAGATCCAATAAGAAGAGATAAGGGATTGGACATATATGCAAATCCAATTAAAGACCATAATTACATGGTGACTGTTGATGTTGCCAGAGGTATTGGAAACGATTATTCAACCTTTATTGTCTTTGACATTACAAATTTCCCATATAGACAAGTTGCAAAATATAGGAATAATGAAATAAAACCAATGCTATTCCCAAGCATTATAGACCAAATTGCAAAGGTTTACAATCATGCTTGGGTATTAATTGAGGTTAATGATATTGGAGATCAAGTCGCAAATATATTACATTTTGATTTGGAGTATGACAATGTTCTTATGTGCTCCATGAGAGGTAGGGCTGGACAACTTGTTGGTTCTGGATTCAGTGGTAAAAAATCTCAACTTGGGGTTAGAATGACTTCCGCAGTTAAAAAACTTGGATGTTCTAACTTAAAGACATTGATTGAAGATGATAAGTTAGTTATTAATGATTATGATATTATAAGTGAACTTACTACTTTTATTCAAAAGCATAATTCATTTGAGGCTGAAGAAGGATGCAACGATGACTTGGCAATGTGTTTAGTTATATTCTCGTGGTTAGTTGCTCAACCATACTTTAAGGAGATGACTGATAATGATGTCCGCAAGAGAATCTATGAGGAGCAGAAAAATCAAATTGAACAGGATATGGCACCTTTTGGGTTTATTGATGATGGATTAGAAGAAAGTGTTATGGTTGATGCCTATAGTGGGGACAGGTGGCTTGTAGCAAACGAATCAAATAAACAAGAGACTTTAGAGATCTGGAATGTTGATGAATATGGTGATAGAAGTTTTATGTGGGACTATTTGTAAAAGGTCTAATTTATAAATATTTTTAGATATTCTGGACTTGTAGGAAAAAAAGATGACACTTAATCTAGCGTCTCCTGGAATTAAGGTAAGAGAGGTTGATTTAACCACTGGGGGAGTAAGACCATCTCAGGCTATTACTGGCGCACTTGTTGCTCCATTTGCACAGGGTCCAGTAGAGACCCAAAATTTAATCACTACAGAGAATGAATTATTGAATGTTTATGGAAAACCATATAGTGTAGATAATCACTTTGAACATTGGTTGGTTGCATCATCTTATCTTTCATATGGAGGGCAGTTAAGAATTGTTCGTGCAGATGATGAAGGGTTGAGAAACGCCTATGTATCTGTTGCAGGAACTACTGGTAGTACTGTTGGTGGTAGTGGAGTAAAAATTAAGAGTCCACAGCACTACCAAGAACTGGCATATAATTTAAATATACTTCCAACAACTTTATTTGCTGCAAGAAATCCTGGTTCTTGGGCAGATGGAATTAGAGTTGCTATTATTGACTCTAAGGCAGACCAGATTCTCACAGTAACTGGAATTGGATCAACTACAGCAAATTTAGTTGGAACTGGTATAACACAGGCAATCACAAAAACTTTGCCAGGTTCTGGAACAACCTCAACATTAGATGGTTATTTAAAAGGTATTATTACAGGCATTAATACTACTGCAAATACTATTGATGTTAAAGTTCTTGCTCACGTATCCTCTGCTGGAACCGTAACAAATGTTGATTACCAGGATAGAGGTATTTGGGAATTTGAAACTGGAGGAATTGTTGTTGGAATCAATACAGGTACTGATGCTTCTCCAGGGGCTGGAGCTTCTTACACAGTAGCATCAAAATTAGATTGGTTTGAGAATCAAACTATAGCAATTACCCCATCACTTAATCTTGATTGGGATGGTGTTGCACCAAGACCACAAACAACCGAATTTGGTGAGGCAAGAGGTGCAAGATTTGATGAGTTCCATATATTGGTAATTGATGGTACAGGTTCTATTACTGGAAATGCTGGTTCCATCTTAGAAAGACATATTGGACTTTCAAAAGCAACTAAAGCAACATTCACTTCTGGTGCTCCAGCATATTGGAGATCATATCTTGAAGTAGAATCTTCTTATCTTTTTGGTCTTGCAGGACCATCTGGAATTACAACTGTTGGATTTGGTGAAGACTTTGAATTAGAAACAGATACTGGTTGGGATCAAGACGCAGATTCAATTCTATTTGGTTGTATAGGTGCTCAGAATTATGTACTTAGTGGTGGTAAAAATTATAGTGGAATTTCAACTATAACTGCAGCTGGGGCTCTTAGTGCAGATGTTGGTGATATTGGTGCTGGTTATGATTTATTTGAAAATGATGAAATTCCTGTCGATTTCCTTTTAATGGGTTCAGCAGCATATCCACAAGCAGATGCTCAAGCATTGGCAAATAAGATTATTTCTGTTGCAGAACTAAGAAAGGATGCAATTGCCTTTATATCACCATATAGAGGAGCAGCTATTACTGATACCAGCTCACAAACTTCTGTGAGTGTAAGATCAATTCAAGATACAACAAATAACGTTGTATCTTTCTATGCTCCAATCACATCTTCAAGTTATGCAGTATTTGACTCTGGATATAAGTATATGTTTGATAGATTCAACGATACTTTTAGATATGTCCCACTAAATGGAGATATTGCTGGTCTCTGTGCAAGAACTGATATTAATCAGTTCCCATGGTATTCTCCTGCAGGAACAGCAAGAGGTGCAATATTAAATGCAGTTAAACTTCCTTATAATCCAGGTAGAATTCAAAGAGATGAACTCTATACAAATAGAATTAATCCAGTAATATTCTCTCCAGGTGCTGGAATTGTATTATTTGGTGATAAGACTGGATTTGGAAGAGTTTCTGCTTTTGATAGAATCAACGTTCGTAGATTGTTCATCTATATTGAAAAAGCAATTAGACAGAGTGCAAGAGACGTTCTATTTGAATTCAATGACTCTTTAACAAGACAAAATTTTGTTAACACCATTGAACCATTCTTGCGTGATGTTAAGGCAAAGAGAGGTATATTTGATTTCCTCATTGTATGTGATGAAAGAAATAATACCCCTGCCGTAATTGATAATAATGAATTTATTGCTGACATTTATGTAAAACCAACTAGATCCATTAACTTCATTGGTCTAACCTTTATCGCAACAAAAACTGGTGTTGCGTTTGAAGAGGTTGTTGGTCAATTCTAATTTACAATTTAAGTTCATACTTTTTCAAAAAATAGAGGTTATTTAAAATGCCAGAACAAAATTCAACCGTTAATTATCCAACAATTAAGACCATTAGTGACTTTAAAGGTAAACTAACTGGTGGTGGTGCTAGATCCAATCTATTTGAAGTTGAATTGTCATTCCCAATTAATGCACCAATTCCATTTGCACAAGATGCCGTTGATTTAGGTAAGTACATGGTAAAAGCAGCAGCTTTGCCATCATCACAGGTTAATGCATTGCCTGTGGCATTTAGAGGTAGAGTTTTAAATGTTGCTGGAGATAGAACCTTCCAGTCCTGGACAATTACAGTTATTAACGATACCGACTTCAAGATTCGTGCTGCTTATGAGAGATGGATGAACTACATTAACAATGTAGCATCCAATAGAGGTGAAACCAATCCAACCAATTACATGGCAGATGCCAGAGTATTCCAGTTGGATAGAAATGGAAAGACTCTTAGATACTATAAGATGTATGACTTGTTCCCAACTGCAATATCACAAATTGGACTAGATTATGAAACTGATGCGGTTCAGCAATTTACAGTTGAATTGCAAGTGCTTTATTGGGAAGCATATGAAGGGGATTATCTTGCAAGAGGTCCTGAGTATGATGTTGCAACTGATGTTGAGGCAGTAGCAACATCTGAAGGTCCAGAGGTATAATTTAAGTATAAATTTTATTGAATAAATAAAAGAACAGTAAACGGTTAAAATTATAAGATGGCAAAACTCTTTGGTTTTTCAATTGAGGATAGTGAAAAGAAATCTAAATCAATAGTTTCCCCCGTTCCTCAAAATAATGAGGACGGGGTTGACTATTATATTCAAAGTGGATTTTATGGTCAATATGTTGATATTGAAGGTGTATATAGGACAGAGTACGATTTAATTCGTAGATATAGAGAAATGTCTTTGCACCCAGAGTGTGATGGTGCAATTGAAGATGTTGTAAATGAGGCTATTGTTAGTGACTTATATGATTCTCCAGTTGAAATTGAATTATCAAATTTGAATGCTAGTGATAAATTAAAAACAATAATTAGAGAAGAATTTAAAAATATTAAAGAAATGCTTGACTTTGATAAAAAAAGTCATGAGATATTCAGAAATTGGTATATTGATGGAAGACTTTATTATCTTAAAGTAATTGACTTAAAGAAGCCTGAAGATGGAATTCAAGAATTAAGATATATTGATCCAATGAAAATGAAGTTTGTCCGTGAAGAAAAGAAGGATCCAAATAATTTAAAAAATAATAATCCTTTAGTTAGGGGTCAAGACCAAGAACAATTTAATTTCCCAGAAATTAATGAATATTTTGTTTATACTCTGAAGGGACCATCTCTGGGTTCATATGGAAAAGGTCCTAAAGCATCAATTAAAATTGCAAAAGATGCAGTTACTTATGTAACTTCAGGACTATTTGATAGAAATAATGGAACTTGCTTATCATATTTGCATAAAGCAATTAAAGCACTCAATCAACTTAGAATGATTGAGGACTCTCTTGTAATTTATCGTCTATCAAGAGCACCTGAAAGAAGAATTTTCTATATTGACGTAGGAAATTTACCAAAAGTGAAGGCAGAACAATACCTTAAAGAGGTTATGTCTCGTTATCGCAATAAACTAGTATATGATGCAAATACTGGTGAAGTTCGTGATGATAGAAAGTTTATGAGTATGCTTGAGGATTTTTGGTTACCTCGTAGAGAAGGTGGTAGAGGAACAGAAATTACTACTCTTCCAGGTGGTCAAAATCTTGGTGAACTTTCAGATATCGAATATTTCCAGAAAAAGTTATATAGAGCACTAGGAGTACCAGAAACAAGAATTGCTGGTGGTGGTGATGGATTTAATCTTGGAAGATCTTCAGAAATTTTAAGAGACGAACTTAAGTTTTCAAAATTTGTAGGTAGACTTAGAAAAAGATTCTCAAGACTCTTTAATGATATTTTAAGAACTCAATTACTATTAAAAAATATAGTTTCTCCAGAAGATTGGAAAAAAATGGAGGATCATATTCAATATGACTTCATTTATGATAACCAATTTGCTGAACTAAAGGAAACTGAGATGCTTAATGGAAGACTTAATTCATTGGCACAAATAGAACCTTATATTGGAAAATACTTCTCAACAGAATATGTCCGTAAGAGAGTTCTTCGTCAAACTGATGGAGAAATCATCGAAATTGATATGCAAATTGATGATGAAATTAAAAAGGGAATTCTACCAGACCCAAATGCTCCTGTTGATGAAATGGGAAATCCAATCCCACCACAAGAAGAAGGTGCTCCACCAACAGAAGGAGTTGGTGATTTAGGGGCAACACCACAAGAACCTGGAATAGAGACTGTTGGTATGGAAGCACCTCAAATTCCAGAACCAAAAGGTGGTAAGATATAAATATTTTTATAATTAAACTATTATAACTAAAAAATGGAAAATATTGTAGATTTGATTGCCTCAGATGCATCACCATCAGATATTTCTGATGCTATTAAAGCAGCATTATTTGCAAAATCTGCTGAAACTATTGAAACGATGCGTCCTGCAGTTGCAGCATCTTTATTTGGTCAAGAAAATAATAAAAGTGAAGAGTAATTACTATCAATTAGGAAAAAAATGAAACTAATTACAGAAGAAGTATCAGAAGTAAAATTTATTACTGAAGGTACTGGAAAAAACAAAAGACTTTACATAGAAGGTGTTTTTCTTCAGGGAGACATTTGCAATCGTAATGGTAGAATGTATCCAATGCAAACTCTTGCCCGTGAGGTGCAGAGATACAATGAAAATTTCATTGCCAAAGGTCGTGCTCTTGGAGAACTGGGACACCCAGATGGCCCAACTGTAAATCTTGATAGAGTATCTCACAAGATTGTGTGCTTAACCCAAGAAGGAACAAATTTTAGAGGTAAGGCACAAATTCTTGAAACTCCAATGGGTAATATTGCCAAATCTCTTATCTCTGAGGGTGTTACTCTTGGAGTATCTTCCCGTGGAGTTGGTTCATTGCAGATGACTAATGAAGGTCATAAAATTGTTGGTGAAGATTTTATGTTGGCAACTGCGGCAGATATTGTTGCAGATCCTTCTGCACCTGATGCTTTTGTTCAGGGAATTATGGAAGGTAAAGAGTGGGTATGGGAAGGAGGAATTCTTCGTGAAAAACTTGCAGAAAGTACAAAAAGAAGAATTAATGATCTTTCATCAAAGAAAATGTTGGAAGAACATAAGTTAAACCTCTTCCAAAACTTTCTCTCAAATTTATAAATTATAAATAAATATAGATTATAACACATATATCTAAAATGTCCGTTGGTAAGAATTTACAAGAAATGGAAAACGTAGTAACCAAAGGAGCAGCTTCCGCAGAACCAATGCCAAAGTTGTCACATTCAACACCAGGACAAACTGGTGGTTGGGAAGATCTTGGCGGTCCTACTCCTGAGAATTATCGCACTGACGATGATTCTGCAAAACTAAAAGAACCATCAGTTAAAACAGTTTCTGATGTGGTAAATAGAAAGGCAAAGTCTGCAGATCCAACACCAAAACTCTCCCATTCAACTCCAGGTCAATCTGGTGTAGCAAAGGAAGAAGCAGAGGTAGAAGAGGATCTAGTAGAAGAAGAGTCAGTAGAAGATACTGAAGAAATTGCTGAAGTTGCGGAAGAGTCTGAAGTAGTTGAATATAGCATCGAAGAGGATATTAATGCTCTTCTAGAGGGTGAAGAACTTTCCGAAGAATTCCAAGAAAAAGCAAGAACTATCTTTGAGGCAGCAATCAATTCTAAGATTGAAGAAATTGCTGAAGGTCTTGAAGAAAGATATGAAAATGCTCTTGTAGAAGAGATTGCTCTTATTAAAGAGAATCTCCAAGAGAGAGTTGATGCATACCTTGAGTATGTTGCTGAAGAATGGATTAAAGAAAATGCTCTTGCTGTAGAAGACGGACTTAGAACTGAGATGACTGAATCATTCCTCCAAGGAATGAGAAGTCTTTTTGAAGATCATTATGTTTCAATCCCTGAAGATAGATATGATGTAGTCTTGGGTATGGCAGATAAACTTGATGAAATGGAAGCAAAACTCAACGAGCAAATCGAAAGAAATGTTGCTCTTAATCAGAGATTAGCGGAGTCAGTTGCTGATGTAATTTTTGCAGATGTCGCTGAGGGTCTAGCACTTTCTCAGAAAGACAAACTCGCTTCTCTTGCAGAAAATGTTGAGTTTGATAGTGAAGAGAGCTATCGTGAGAAACTGGTAACCCTGAGGGAATCATATTTCCCAACAAAGTCCAGTACTCAAGAAACTATTGCTGAGAATTTGACTGAGAGTGCAGACCTTTATGAGGCTACTGAAGAAGTATCCCCAAGAATGGCAGCATATCTTACTGCTCTCGGTAAGGTTTCAAAAAAGTGAATTCTAGATGATATAAATCAAACTAAAACTTTTTTAAAGAGGTAAATTCAAATGCAGATGCAAAATGCAGAATATCTGCAGGAGAAGTGGGCTCCTATCCTTGATTACCAAGGACTTGATGGAATCAAAGATTCACATCGTAGAGCAGTAACCGCTATCCTGTTAGAAAATCAAGAAAGAGAAATGCGTGAGGCCGCTGAGTTTCTCAGTGAGGCTCCAACAAACTCCACCGCATCATCAGTAGGTTCTGCTGGTTTCGGTGGTAGCGCACAAGGATTTAGTGCTGGTCCAACCGCAGGTTTCGATCCCGTTCTAATTTCACTTATCAGACGTTCTATGCCTAATTTGATGGCATATGATATCTGTGGTGTTCAGCCAATGAGTGGTCCTACTGGACTTATCTTCGCAATGCGTTCACGTAGAGATAGTCAGTCTGGACCAGAAACCTTCTATGATGAAGTAGATTCAGCATTCTCAGGACAGAATGCTGCCCGCACCCTTTCTGCTTACAACAGTGGAAGCAGTGTTGGTATGGGTACTACTGGTCAACTCGGTTCTAACCCATCACTACTTAGCCCAACTAACCAAGCAACTAACCTAACTGGTGCTAATGCTTATAACGTTGGTCAAGGTATGGGTACTTCTGAGTCTGAAGGACTTGGTGACGGAACTGGTGCTTTCAACCAGATGGCATTCTCAATCGAGAAAGTCACTGTAACTGCAAAGTCCCGTGCCCTCAAGGCTGAGTACTCACTTGAGCTTGCTCAAGACCTCAAGGCAATCCACGGTCTAAATGCAGAAGCTGAGTTGGCAAACATTCTGTCAACTGAGATTCTTGCTGAAATCAACCGTGAAGTTGTTCGTACCGTCTATAAGACTGCTAAGCCTGGTGCTCAAGCAAACGTAGCAACTGCTGGTACTTTCGACCTTGACGTTGACTCCAATGGTCGTTGGTCAGTTGAGAAGTTCAAGGGTCTTCTTTTCCAAATCGAGCGTGATGCAAACGCAATTGCACAGCAAACTCGTAGAGGAAAGGGCAACATGATCATCTGCTCTGCTGACGTTGCTTCAGCACTCACCATGGCAGGTGTTCTTGATTACACCCCAGCACTCAACGCAAACCTGAATGTAGATGATACTGGAAACACTTTTGCTGGTGTTCTCCAAGGTAAGTATCGTGTATACATTGACCCATATTCAGCAAACGTATCTGCTAACCAGTACTACGTTGTTGGTTATAAGGGTTCATCTGCTTATGATGCAGGTCTATTCTACTGCCCATATGTACCTCTCCAGATGGTACGTGCAGTTGGTGAGAATACCTTCCAGCCAAAGATTGGCTTTAAGACCCGTTACGGAATGGTTGCTAACCCATTTGCTAACGGTCTTTCACAAGGTCAAGGTGCTCTTACAACTAACTCTAACGTATACTACAGAAGAGTTAAAGTTCAAAACCTTATGTGATCCCTATTCACATATTCTTCAGAGGGTCTTCGGACCCTCTTTTTTTATCTAAATAAAAATAAAAAAAAATGACTTCATCTTTCCCAAAACAGATAGAAAATAGAAATTTTTTATCTCCAGTTGGATTTTTATTTTCACTTGCAAAGTATCCAAAGGTATCATTCTTTAGTAATGCTGCAAGAATTCCAGAAATTACATACCCATCATTAGAACAACCATCTTACTTAAAAAGCATTTCAGTCCCAGCAACTGTATTAAAATATGGTTCTTTGAATCTAAAATTCTTAGTTGATGAAGATCTAACAAATTATTCAATTATTCATAACTGGTTAATTGGATTAGGATTCCCAAAAAGTACTGAACAATTTGCAAGATTCAGTAACAACGGTCCATATGATCCTGGTATTGAAGGGACTGTTGATACAAAGAAGCATTTTAGTGATGGATCATTAACTATTTTAAATAGCAATTACAATCCATCAGTAATTGTTAAATTTACAGATTTACATCCAACCAGTCTTTCTTCATTAGAATTCGATTCAACAGTATCAGATATCAACTACTTTACAGCAGAGGTCACTTTCGACTATACTCTATATGAACTCACTGATAAGAATGGCAATCTTCTATGAATCTTGAAAAAATACAGGAGATGTGGGAAAAGGATTCAGTTATTGATCCAGATAACTTACACGATGAATCCATAAAAATTCCACAACTCCATTCAAAATATTATACACTACATAATACAATAACATTACTTAAAGAAGCAACAAGAGAGAAATATAATAAGACAAGGTTAGATAGGTATAATTTTTATACTGGAAAAGCAGATCCAGAGGTTTATGTTGAAGAACCATTTCCATATAAAGTTAGAGACAAAGAATCTCTTCAAAGATATATGGATGCTGACGAAAAATTAGGAAAACTTGAATTGAAGATGAGATATTATGATGTAATGCTTCGTTTCTTAGAAGATATTATTAAGACTATTTCAAATAGAACTTATCAAATAAAGAATGCAATTGAGTGGCATCGATTCCAAGCAGGTTTTAATTGAGGCAGAAATGCCTCTTTTTTATGCAAATAAATAATATTATGCTGAAGTGAATGTATGTCTCACCTTGTTATTTCAAAGAAAAATGAGGTTTATCTGCATATAAAAGCAGACCCTCACGTATATTATGAACTAAAAGACCAGTTCACATTCGATGTTCCTGGTGCGAAGTTTATGCCTCAGTATCGTAACAAATACTGGGATGGAAGAATTTATCTTTTTAACATCCAAACCGGAGAGATTTATATTGGATTGTTAGATAAGATAGTAAGGTTTTGTGAAACTCACGGATATACTTATGAGTTCGTAAATAATAAGTTTTATGGTCTTCCATTTGAGGTTAATCAAACCATCTCAAAGGAAGGTGTAAAGGATTATATGACTTCAATTAGTAAACACGCACCTAGAGATTACCAGATTGAGGGAGTATACGACGCCCTAAGACATAATAGAAGGTTATTGATATCTCCAACTGCTTCAGGAAAGTCTCTGATGATATATTCTGTTGTGAGATATTACGTTGAGAAACAACAAAATATTCTGATAGTCGTTCCAACGACTTCCCTTGTAGAGCAAATGTATAAAGACTTTGCAGATTATGGCTGGGACGTAGGTTCATTTTGCCACAAGATTTATGCTGGTAAAGAAAGAGAAACTAATTCACAAGTCATAATTACTACTTGGCAATCCATTTACAAACTTCCTCGCCAATACTTTTCAAGATTTAATGTAGTAGTTGGAGATGAAGCTCATCAATTTAAATCCAAGTCATTAGTATCTATAATGACAAAACTTTCTGATTGTAAGTATAGATTTGGATTTACAGGAACTCTAGATGGAACACAAACTCATAAGTGGGTTCTAGAGGGTCTATTTGGTCCTTCTTATAAGATTATCAAAACAGATGAACTAATGAAGAAAGGTCATCTGGCAAAATTAGATATTAAAATTCTTCTCCTAAAGCACCCACCACAAAGATTTGAAACCTTTGAAGATGAGGTTCAGTATATTATTAATCACGAAAAAAGAAATCGTCTCATTAAAAATCTAGCATTAGATTTGAAGGGAAATACTCTGGTTCTTTTTTCAAGAGTAGAAGGTCATGGACAACCCTT